AACAGTACTTAACTTCAACGGATTGAAAGTTCAGTTAGAACGGGTCCGCGATACGATGGTGCAGGCACTATGCCACGCCCTACCTGGTTCGCTAGATACACTGTGTGGGATATTCGGCATCGCTGAAGAGGACGCCAAGTTGAAAGATGGCCGGTCTCTCATACACCTGTTCTGCAAACCACGACCCAAGAATATGAAACTCCGGCGGGCTACCCGCGAGACGCACCCCGAGGAGTGGGCTCGCTTTATCGAATACGGCAAAGCAGATATCCGAGCTATGCGTGCGTTGCACTACGCCATGCCGAAGTTCAATTACCCTAATGGTCAGAGCGATGAACTTGGTAACTGGCACCTTGACCAAAAGATAAACGACCGGGGGTTCAGGGTCGATCTCGATTTGGTAAGCGCCGCTATCGAAGCGGTGAAGTTGGAGAAAGAATCCCTTAAGCAGCAGGGCTTCGACTTGACCAATGGCGAGGTAACGAGTCTCACGAAAAGAGACCAAGTGCTCGAGCACATTCTGTCGGAGTACGGCATACCCCTACCAGACCTCACCAAAGCGACGCTGGAGCGACGCATTAACGACCCTGATATACCGAGAGGTGTTAAAGAATTGCTGGCCCTGCGCCTGCAGGCAACGACTACGAGCACGAGTAAATACGTCGCTCTCCAGAAAGCAGCGAACGATGACGGTCGGTGCCGAGGCACTATCCAATTTGGCGGAGCGTCAAGGACTTTGAGAGCTGCGGGTCGCACGTTCCAACCGCAGAACCTACCGAGCCGAGGTCTGTTGGAGGATTACGAAATTGACTTCGGCATAAAGGTGTTGAAGGATGGCGATGCTGACTTCTACTTCCCGAATATCATGAAGCTGCTGTCGTCTTGTGTGAGGGGCGTGTTGATCTCTTCCGAAGATATGGAGTTGGCAGTTGCCGACTTGTCAAACATCGAGGGCAGGTTTGTTGCATGGGTGTCTGGTGAAGCATGGAAGATAGCAGCCTTCGGAGAGTTCGACGCGGGCACTGGCCATGACTTGTACAATCTGGCGTACGCCCGAGCCTTCAAGATTCCAGTCGAAGATGTGAAGAAGCACCAGCGTGCTATCGGAAAAGTGATGGAGTTGATGCTAGGTTACGCAGGTGGTGTCGGCGCTTTCGTTACAGGGGCGCTGGGCTACGGGTTTGATCTGGAACAATTGGCCAAGGACAATTGGGACACGCTGCCGGACGAGCAGTTAAGGGAGGCGAACAGTTTCCACGGCTATGTGATCAAACGCAGAATGAGTACATTCGGCTTGAGTAAAGAGGCGTTCATAACCTGTGACGTACTCAAGCGTTTGTGGCGCGAAGCTAACCCCAACATTGCCTCCATGTGGACGCGGTTGGAGGAAGCGATCCGTATGGCGATCAGCAATCCTGGTGAGGTGTTCGAGGTGGGTGAGTTCATCAAAGTCCTCCGCAACAAGAATTGGTTACGCATCCGCCTGCCGTCTGGTCGCAGTCTGTGCTACGCAAACCCTCGACTATCGGAACGGGGTGAAATATCCTACATGGGGTTGAACAACTATACCCGGAAATGGCAACGGCTAAAAGGATACGGTGGTTTGTTCCTCGAGAACTGCGCCCAGGCAGGCTCGCGGGACATCCTATACGGGGCGATGCCAAGGGCCGAAGCCGCTGGCTTCCAGATCGTGCTGCACGTTCATGATGAACTGGTCACGGAATTCGATCCACGAACAGAGTTGACATTGGATAACTTATGTGAAATACTTGCTGCTCCCGTGCAATGGGCACCGGGGCTCCCGCTCTCAGCAGCGGGTTTTCAATCAACGAGATACAGGAAATAATATCATGGCAAAGACAAGACTAACGGCAGCTATTAAACGCAGTGTAAGAAACGCAGTAGAATACGACATTCCACGAGTAGATTTTGACAGTGCGATACACGAGGCCATACAAGCCCGTGCTTTAGCGGAGCTGCCAGAAGGGGCCTACCAGTTCAAGGACTATCCAGCAACGGAGTATTTGGGTTACCCATTGGAGTATTTGGGTTACCCATTCTGTTGTTACGTAAAGAACACGAACTTTAGGCCGACGCAAGAGGACAAAGATAGAGCTAATGAACTGAGGGAAAGGCTTGACAAACAAGGGACTGACATACGTTCCGCCATGCGCACCTTAGAGCTGCTGATGTGCGAATACAGATACGTTGAAGATTTTATAGCGGCACATCCGAAGTTTACTAAATACGTGCCGGGGGCTGAGGAACCGGCGTCTACTATAAACTTACGGGCGATACAATTGGCCGAGAAGCTCCAAGAATTAGGCTGGCCGAAGTCCGATGCGGGAAAGTAAGGTCGAAGGCTACCTTATTCAGCGGGTAGGGGAAGCCGGTGGTGATACGAGGAAGATGCAGTGGATTCACAGGAAGGGGGCTCCTGACAGGTTAGTAATGTTGAACGGCCCCCACTTCGTTGAACTTAAGGCTCCGGGTAAGAAGCCGGATCCGCACCAAGCAAGAGAGCACGCACGGATGTGCAAACACGGATTGAAAGTATACGTTATCGATACCTTAGAGGGTGTCGATCTTTTTATTAAAGAGATAACTGGTAAATGAGAAAGCAGCGTAAGAAATATGTACCGAGAGAGTTCCACGATCTTATGATCGATTTCGCCATCGAGCACGACCGATGCGCTATTTGGGCTAGTATGGGCAGCGGCAAAACGGGGAGTATGCTGACCGTCATACACCGTCAGCTACTGATGGGGGATGAGAGGCCCAAGCTCGTACTTGCTCCTCTGCTCGTGGCGAAGACCACATGGGAGGACGAAGCGCTGAAGTGGGAGCATCTGCGCGGCATCCGTGTTGCGCCGATAGTCGGTAGCGAACTCGAACGTCGAAGAGCTATGGCCTCGAAGGCTGAGGTGTACACCACCAACTACGAGAATCTGCCGTGGCTTGTTGAGTATTGGGGTGACCGTTGGCCATATGAAACGGTGATCGCCGACGAGAGCACTAAGCTGAAAAACTTTAGAATAAAACAAGGGGGCAAGAGATCACAGGCGCTTTCAAAGGTGGCGCACAGCAAGATAAAAAGTTTCATAGAATTGACCGGCACCCCCGCACCCAACGGATTGAAGGATCTGTGGGGCCAGATATGGATGTTGGACGCGGGCAAGAGGTTAGGGCGCACCTACTCGGCGTTCGAGGATCGCTGGTTCAAGATACCCGCATACGGCGACGACAAGACACCGAAACCTTTTGATCATTCCGAGAAAGAGATCCACGGAGTGTTGAAGGATATCTGCCTGACAATAAACGTGGGGGATTGGGTCGACCTCAAGGAGCCTATAGTCACTAACAAGTACGTCCAATTGCCGAACCGTGCCAGGGAACTGTACCAGCAGATGGAGGATGAATTCTTTATCGAGCTGGAGGGGCACGGGGTTGAGGCCTCCAACGCCGCTATCAAATCCGGTAAGCTGTTGCAACTTGCGGGCGGTGCCGTCTACGTGGATCCGCTTACGGAGAGCGACGACGACCCGCGTGCCGTTCACTTTAAAGAAGTCCACGATGCCAAGATACAGGCACTGGAGAGCATCGTGAACGAAGCGTGCGGGATGCCGGTACTCGTGGCTACCAATTTTAGATCGGACGCGGTACGCTTGATCAAGGCCTTTCCGAAGGGCAGTATACTGACTTCGAAGAACGGCCATCTGCTGATGCCTAAGTGGAATGAGGGTAAGATACCGATAATGTTCACTCACCCAGCCAGTGCCGGACACGGACTGAACCTTCAGGACGGCGGAAATATTCTGGTATTCTTTAACCTCGGCTGGAACTTGGAGCACCGGCTGCAGGTTATAGAAAGGATAGGTCCGATGAGGCAATTGCAGGCAGGGCACAATCGGCCAGTATTTATTTACAATATCGTAGGTCAGGATACCATTGATGAGATGGTACTCGAACGGATGGACAGTAAGAAGTCAGTTCAAGATGTTTTACTTAACGCGATGGCAAAGAGGAGAAGACGATGAGGCAGGAGTATGAAGTCCGTCTGGTCACCCGCGAGGAGTGTGCTCCTTTTGTTTTAGAAGTGCATTATGCGAGACGTTGGCCCAGCATAACTTACGCTTACGGTCTCTTCCACGAGGAAGAGCTTGTGGGAGTGGTTACCTACGGCACTCCTCCGAGTGCTCCACTAAGAAGAGGTTTGGCTGGCGATGCGCATTCGCTTAACGTGCTCGAATTAAACCGGCTTTGCCTGAAGCATAACAAAAAGAATGAGGCATCGATGTTAGTGGGTAAGAGTCTGAAACTCTTGCCCCAAGGTAAATTAATAATCAGTTTCGCAGACACCGATCAAGGGCATGTAGGCTTCGTATACCAAGCCTGCAATTTTAAGTACTATGGCCTGAGTGCGAAGCGTACTGACTGGAAAGTAAAAGGACTAGAGCACTTACACGGCCAGACCATAGCCGATAAGTTCAAAGGGAAGGGAAGAGCGGACGCACTCCGCGAACTGTACGGAGAAGCCTTCTATCTCAAAGACAGACCGAGGAAACATCGCTACGTCTACGCGACGGGGGACAAGAAGACCCGGCAACTGTTATATGATTGTGTGTTGTATAAAGAAGAGAAGTACCCTAAAGGAGAAAGAGATGAGCATAGAACTTGAGGAGTGGACTATAGAAGAGGTAACGGACTATGCCGAGGAGCGGGGCTTCACGCTATTAATACACGGCGATACCTTCGGTTTAAGCCAAGGGTTACGCACGATAGCTGTGGGTACTCTGGCCGAATTGGTGGAAGTTCTCGAAGTTGCAGAGGAGTTCGACGTCTTGGTCGAACGATTAGCGCCTGCGGGCGTAACATTACATTAGGAGCTTAGAAGTATGAAAAAGAAATACCCAGTAATAGGTTTAACAGGAGCAGCGGGTTCCGGCAAGGACACAGCGGCTGACGCCCTGCGGGAGCATCATCGGTTTATTAAACTAAGTTTCGCCGAACCAGTATATGAAATGATGAGCATCGTCACGCTAACGCCAGTCGAAGTATTGCGTGACCGTAGTACTAAAGAGGCCGTCATAACTAAAATGGGGGTGTCCCCCCGAAAACTCGGACAGACTCTGGGCACTGAATGGGGCCGTAATATGATTAACCAGAATATATGGGTCGACCATCTGGACGCTAGGCTGCATGATATCGAACTCCGTACCGGATTAGTTGGTCTGGTTATCAGTGACGTTCGTTTCCAGAATGAAGTCGATTATGTACATTCACTCGGCGGTGAAGTGTGGCGAATCGAACGTACCGATAATCCGCACGCCATAGTAACGAACCATTCTAGCGAGCAGCCTGCTCTGGGTGTTGACGATCTTATCGTCAATAACACGTCTCTGGATCAATTCAAAACAGCAGTACTTTTAAAATACGTCGACTACTTAGGAGTGTGATCATGGGTAAGACAAAGACAATTACAGAGAAACAAAAACAAAGAGCAGAACTTAATCTGGTTCTGGATTACAACGAGCAACAGTTAGTGGCCATGCAGAAGCAGGGCTGGAGGGGCCTCGACGATGCACAGATAAATGTTCTTGAGAATTTCCTAGCAACAGCAATAGAGACATTACGACTCTGCCCTCCCGCTTATGTTAACGTTGCCGCGAACAACATCTCAGTGCGTGCGAAGGCGAAAGGTGAATTAGTTCAGGAGGTAGAATTAGTGAACTTACCTTCAGGTAAAGTTGTCCGCGCAGATCAATTGAGTGAAGTCGTTGAAGATGTCAAATCCTGACGCGATAACGACGAATGAAATACACTTTATCTACACACCACCACCGAACCGCGAGAAGAAAGTCATACTACTGAACACCGGAGGTGTGGCGTTTATGGGAAGGTGGGGGGATGGGGAAGGTGTAATTGGGTGGCACCCGTTGCCAAAACGCAACAAACAATTAGAAAAGGACTTAGGAATATAATGGACGTAGTGGATGAAGCGGGACAGGTAATAGAAATGTTGCAGCAGCAGAAAGAGGCAGAGATTAGGAGGCGTGTGGCAGCGATGCCCGTAGGTAACCCCGGAGATTGTATCGAGTGCGGGGTTCCGAACGGTAGGCTAGTACTGGGAGTCTGTTCCCCCTGCCGGGATCTTTTAGAGTTGATAAAGAAAAGACGTTGACAACTGTCAACTTTAGGTTTAGAGTAAGATCATATTCAACCAAATTAATGGAGATATTGAAATGAGAAACCTAATCCTTATCGCAGCTCTATTGTGCTACTCAGCTCACGCCCTGTCCCAGGACTACATACCTTATGGCTACCCTGAGTACGCGCCTCCTGCTGTGAATTATTACAACAGTGTGCCGAGAACCCCGTCGTATGTTCAGACTATCGAGAACAACGGCCCGCAAGTTGATCAACGTCGAAACACGGAACGGATGAATCGTCAGATTGAATACCAAAATACGATTCGCAATTACGAGTTGATTTACGGCGACACTCACAGGAGATAATTATGAAAATAGATTCATTAGTGGACGCGTTCATAGCCGCCACGGTAATACCAATTATCACCGTACACTTTATAGCAGTAGCGGCGATCGCGGTGTGGTCGTTAGCGTGGATGCTTTATTTCTTTTTGAAGGACTAATCATGGCGAAAGTAATTACACAAGCAGACCTGGCTAGGTTACTCAACGATCACGCGGGATATACACACCTGCGTGATGTAGACTGGGGAGAGTACCAAACTGAACTAGCATCGGAGTGGCAGTCTATAGATAATGCGCCAAGAGATCGGAGGGTTAGATTGTTCTATCCAGGAAATAAGTCGTTAGACTTACAGCGATTAGTGCTCGAGGCGATATACACTGATAGCTTCAGAGAAAACTCTAATCGGTTGCCGTCACATTGGCAAGAAATCCCGGCGGATCCTGTCTAATCCTTCCGTTCCTTCATCTTCAATTTCTCAGTCTTGAACACGTCGAGGAACTGGTCGTAGAACTTACCCTCGGTAATTTCCAGTTCCTTGATCTGCACCCGCTTCTCAGCAGCATTCAAACCCTCGTCCAATCTGATAGCGTCCTGCAGGTCACGCACGGCTCCAATTGCTTCTGACAAGCTGTTCGCGTAAGCATCCAGCCCAATCATTTCTCCTTCATCTTTGATGAGCTTGTCGATTGTCGTAACATCGTTCCTGGTCTTCGCGCGACTGAATGCTTCTGCCGTCTTCTTAGCCTCTTCCCGCGTCTTGTAGTAAGCAGCACGTTGATCCTTAATAGTCAGCTTAGAATATGCCTTGCGAAAGAAAGGTATTTCCGAAGGTTCGAGTTCCGCGCCTTCTTTCTTCAACATGGCTGCGCTGACTGTGGCGTCCACTAAAGCTCCGGTGCCGCCTGTCGCTGTCCGGGTGTAGTGCTTCAAGGTCTCTGGCGACACATCACCTAGACCGGCATCTGACAACCAACCGGCCAGCTTGTCGTACATCGTGCCCTGCGTGCTGCGCCACATTTTCTCCCGGTCTGGTTGGAATTGTTGCGAGGCACGTTCGGGGAACATTTCGCCCCCGCTGAAAAGCTGTCTATTGAACGCAGGTTGCGCCGGAATCTTAATTACAGTCGGTAGCATACCGAGGAGCACTTGATCGAACTGGAAGCCATCCTGAGAACCCACAACCGTATCGCTGAACGGAGTCAGCTCTTCGATAGCGGATGCCGCCATGTGCCAAGGTAGTTTACCCAGTTCACCTTTATGCTGCGCTTCGGCGATTGCCCGTCCGGTGTTCCAGAAGAATCCGTATCCGTATGGCACTGGGACCTGTGCGTAACCGTCGCCTGCTTTGATCATGAAGTTACGTGACTTGGTGTAGTCGTTTATCTTGTCGTAGTCGTCCTCATCGTCACCGATGAGCGCCATCGTCGCCAAGTACCCTAGAACACCCACCATTGAGGACAAACCCCAGGCCTGAGCCTTATGCTTACCTTTGAAGTGAGCGTGCGCCAAGGCAGCGGTTCCTTGGACGGAGGCATTGAAGAACAGGTACGCTGCGTTCGCTTCCGCACCAAGTTCCCCTTTCCGGTTAAAGTTAACTGTAATATTTTTCGCTACCTTCGCCGCCTGGTTCGGTGTCTTACCGCTTTCGATCATCGCCCGGAAGGCAGATAACCGCATGGCGTTTTCACCCGCCTGGTTCAGATTGTAGATCCATTTCAGTGTCACGTTAAATGCTTTACGACCCGCTGCCCGAGAAGCGTTGGCTATGTCACCAGACTTCAGGTTTTTCAACACGCCCTGGTAGGAGGCGTACTCGGTTTTCACTTCATCGCCCAGACGTTCGAGATCGGAAAGGTAAGCCGCGCCGGTATTGCCGCCGTTCGCCCGGTACATGTCGATCCATTTGTCGCTCTTCTTACCGTCGGAGATGGCGTACTTCATCAACGAGCTAAAAGACTTCACATAATTGGCCGAGGCTTTGAGCGCTATCTTGCCGCCTTCTTCACCGGAAAGGTTTATCAACCCACTGGTGAAGTCGCGGATCATGTTGGTCAGAATGAATTCGGGATTGTAGCCCGTGTAAACTTTCGATAAGTATCCGTTGAAGGCGCGACCTGCACTAACCAAGGCGCTGAACCCTGTCACGCCCAGTTTGCCGTAAGCCCGTGCCAGCAGATCGTCATTAATTTGAACTCGTATCGCGTGGCCGTCGATGTAGGCATTGATCTCGTTCTCAGCCAACATCGGAGAAGCCATAGCGATCACCCGGGAGTCTGAGGTAGGGTTGATCGAAATCGTACCCGCCTGCACGCTCTTATCGATTGTCGGCAACAACTGCTTGAACATGTCAGCAGCTTGCTTGTTAGTGAACACGCTCCGGGTTACGCCGTTCACTTGTACCTCGTAAGCAGTCTTAGTGCGGAGCGTATTGCGTTTGACTGGTTGACCAATCGATACGATTTCCGGCATGTTCATTTCAGCGGCCATCATTACCAAGTGTTTCGCCACCCGGTTCTTTTCTACCTGCATGATCGCCCGTTCGTGATCCATGAAAATATTCTCGATCACTGCCTCATCGCGTCTACCGTGGCCAAGGCGACGTTTAGATTTGAAGTTGACCTTAAGCCCCTTACCGGTTCCGCCTTTCGCGTCAGCATCGCCCTTCACCGGGATATAGTGCTGGTACACGGCCTCCCAAGCATCGACTTCATCCTGGCTTATAAGTCCTGCTTTCAGGCGCATTTGTTTCGATTGTTCGGTGATGTCGCGTAATTCATTAGCCAGCTTAGCCAGTTTCGGATCTGCTTTAGCTAGGTACGCTTTAGCCTCCGCATCGGTTATACCGTAAGCCGTGGCTGTCGGATCCCCGCGTACATCCTGGATTGCTCTGTTCGCCTCCTCGGCGTGCTGTGCTTCCAGGAAGTCTGCCACGTCATCAAGTGTAAACCCCGCTTTGGATATCTTCTCGATCAGCGGATTGCGCCGATGCTCTCGGAAATCTTCGAGTTGGTTGGCCACCAGTGAGTGATAGCGCTCCTCGGCCTGGAATACGTCAGCCTTTTCGGATAGCGTTACACCTTTCTTTTTCAACCATTCTTTGATCACCGTAAATCGGTTGAACGCATCCTGTGACAGCCGCTGTGCTTTGCGGAATCTGGTCTCAGGAATGTCCTCATTCGGGTTGAATGGTTTCGCAGGGGTCGGTGCAGGCGTAGCAGTCGACGGAGGAGTGGTGCCTGTTGCTTTCGTAGTTTGTTTGTTAGATTGATTTAGCGAATCGTTGGTCGCCCCAGTCTGTTCTTCTGGCCGCACATAGCGGTAACTTATCTGCGGTGTATAGGGCTCCCCGTCGAAGTCAAGAGTAACTTTCTCTTCTTTCAGCCAAGGCAACTTGTCCCAAAACTTCTTGCCGGATCTGGTCGCATCAACCACGTACATTTCCATACCATGTTTGTCTACATAACCCCTGATCGCATTCACCACCTCAGTGCCTCTGCCCGACCCTCTAAGCTGCTTAGAGAGATCGTCCTTATTCTTAGTGGCTATGTTGCCTA